GAGGAGAGGGAGGAACTGTGCATACTTCCCACTCATAGGGAGGCAATGCTACTAAATCTGCTGTTTCTTTACTAATTCTATCTGCTGCCATATTCTTCTTCCATTTGTTCTTCATACATAGGTCTAAACTCTTCAAGTGTGGGTATTTTTATATGCATTTCATTACTTAAATTATACTCATGTAATTTTCTTACATAAAGTATGTATGCTGTTTGTATTTGTTTTTCTGTATATAATATCACTTTATTTTTCCTTTGACCTGTTTTAAGGTCTGAAAATAGTGTGTAGTTATCTCTACATTATATGTCGCTCCATTACGAACTGTTGCTTTTGTTGTATCTTCTAATACATAGTAAGGTATGAGTCCAAACTTTTTATCAGAAAATATTCTATAATTTTTTCCTTTTTCTACTAATGTCATCATATGTCGTCCACGTTTTCTCCTGTAGCCATACTACTTGCTACTTCTTCTCTCTCTTTTGGATTAAGTGCAGACTGCGGACCAATCTTTAGAGTTTCCCAATCGACTACACTTGTAAAACTTTCCATTCTATTACTTCTCATTTTTGTACAATTAAATGTCATACACTCATCTTGCTGTTCCCATGTTTCAAGAGCATAGGCAGCATCTGCCGCATCAAGTATGCCTTTTGCAAATCTAGCCTCTCCACTAGCATCTGTTTGATATGGAGCAAAGAATAATGTTTCATACTCTTGTGCATATAACTTCATTTTCTTACTAACCTCTATTTGTTCGGTCCAATCATATTGTCCTGCACGAGTAGGGGCGTTGTGTCGACGAACTTGGTTCAGGTAATCCACTATAACCACTCCAACATCAAGTTGATTGACTTTTTTATCTAACTCAGACTGTATTTTTGAGAGAGTTAAGGCAGGGTCATAGATAACATCTAACTGCCTTTCTTTGTGTAGGGGTAGCTTTGTTAAGTCTTTATGAAATTTATCAAAGTCATGAGTTTTTTCAAACTCAGACAGTAAATCATGTCCTCCATCAAAACGACCTGCCCACCAGCCTCCGACTAGATTCCATTCTTCAGATGATAACATCTTACTTCTAAGTCTTCTAAGTGGTATTTTTGTCGCTATAGAACATATTCTTTGAAGAATACTTCTACTATCCATTTCTATTGTAAAGTAAAGGGCACTTCTGCCATTCTCATATACATTAGAAGCAATATTACAACAGGTAAGTGATTTACCTGCACCTCGTCGTCCTCCTACTAAAACTAAATCTTTCGGAGAAAATTGTATCTGTGAATCATATTCACTATTAAGTCCTAAAGGTAAATACCTCGCTAGTTCTTTGTCATCTTCAAAAAGAGATATGCTTTGCATACTTTCCTCTGGTGGTTTGACATCTACCTTGTCACTTACTTTTAGAACTATTTCTTGTAGTTGTTCAATATTTTCTTCTGCCGACGCCATTGCAACTGTCTTGTCAATGTAATTATCTAACTCATCTAGAATCTGCACTTGCGCATATTCATTTTTTAGATAGTCTAATAAAAGCCATGCGTCAACCTCGACTTCAACAGTTTCGATTGCAGATATTTTTTCTTGGAGTTGCCTGTCTCGGACTTCATATGACAGGTCTTCGAATTTGGGAAGGTCTTGATAATTATCTATGTGTTTATCTAAGATGTGAAAAATCGGCTGGTACTCGCCAGGTAAGTAATGTTCTTTTAATTTAGACCATGTATCTAAATCTTTCTGAACTATTATTTGTTTAAGTAATGCAGACGCAATATTCACGATAACCCTCTCTCAAAGCATAAAACGGCAGGGACTATATGCCCTGCCGACTAAATGAAATTTGCGTTTAACCTATTTCTTTTTTAGCTGCACCGTTGTAATTAGCACATTGTAAACCTCTTCTGGTTAACATTGTTTTAACGCCTCTTACAGTTTTACCGATTTCATCTGCGATTTGCTCAACAGTCATATCAGTAATATCGATATCAGCAAGAACATCAGCTTTGCTTGAACCTTTAGTTTCCTTTTGTTTTGGAATACCACCAATCTCACCACTTCTAAGTAGAGAAAGAGCTTTACCTCTGATTGAGTTTACTGACTTGCCTAGGGCTTCAGCAATCTCTTCTACAAAAGAACCACCATTTACCATTTCAACAAATGTTGTTTCTTCTTCAGGAGTATAAGTTCTAACAGTTTCTACTTTAGGGGCTGGCTTAACATGTCCTGTTAATTCCATAGAAAGGATTTTTCCTTGAATTGATTTTGCACTAAATGCTCCACTTTCAAAGTTTTCTGCAATTTCTGCATATGTGTATTGTCCTGAGTTATCAGTAACAAAAGCACTTAATGTTGCTTCTTGCTCATCTGAGAATGATTTAGAAGCTGACGCTGAAGCTAATTCAACATCATAACCCATTTTTCTCAATTTAGAACTAACACTTCTTGTAGAAGTTTCTAATTCATCAGCTGCGTCTGCAACCATTGATTGAGAAATAGGTGACTCACTGCCGACGAAGTCTACTAAAGACTGAGTTCTTTCGTCTGTCCATTTTGGTAATGCCATTTTATTTCCTATTTTAAAATTGTTTTTAAGTTATTTGTAATTATTATTCCCATTTCTTCTGCTTTCCTAGTTTTTGCACTTGCTATTCCACTTTCATTAACTAAGATTGTAACATCTTTAGTTAAATTATCTTTTACAATGTAGCCGTAGTTTTCTAATACTTGTTTAGCGGCTGCTTTTGTTGGGTAGCTTTTCAACTTACCTGTAATGCAAACTGTTCCCTTACTGTCAGTAGTGCTGACCTTTACCTGTTTTTCACAAGTAAAAGAAAAGGGTAACTCAAAGTATCTCTGAAAGTGAAATACATCTATCAACCAGTCCATCAGATTCGATGTCGCTTTCGGACCGAGACCTGCCTCTTTACATGTTTCGTAGGTTATATCGCTTATAGCGGATATCTTTTGTGCTAATTTATTAGAGGCACTTCGACCGATTAAGGGTATCGAAAATGCTGGAAGAAGAGTTATTAGGTCGACGCTCTTTGATTTCTCTATCTCTATGTATAACTTCGTACCTAGTTTCTCTGAATCCAACAGAAACGATATTTCTTCTTGGGATAATGAATAAATATCGTGATAATCAGTAAAACCTAGTTTCTCTATTGTAGAGGGACCAAGTCCTTTGATTTTTAAAGTTTTAGCAAAGTGTTCAACACGCTTTGCTGATTTTGCCGAGCAATTAGAACTTTGACAGAACAACTGGTCACCAACAAGTGCAAGTATGCTCATGCATGCTGGACAGTTTGTCGGTGGTATTATTTCTCTCAATGTCTATTTCTCTCAAATATGAATATATTATAACAAACGAGTAACCATTTGTCAAGAATTATTTTTTGGAAAGTGGGATAAAATAAGGGAAGAAATTTTGAAACACTCTGTGTGTCCACCAAATTTCTGAGATGGAGAATAACTATCGTCTTTGAACTTTTCGTGCAGCTCTTGCTCTTTTTTCCAACAGTTATATATGGTATCGTGATAAGTTCTCTGGATTCGTAAATCATAGCCTTTGAATCCACGACTTCTTTTTATAACATGACGCCAGTCTTTTCCACTAGCAATACCAACTTTTATACATTCTCTTTCAAATGTTAATTGATTTACTAGAATAACTCCATATAATACACCTTCTCTTTCTTGCTCGAGAGGGTGATTATTAAAGTAAGTTTGATTATATACTCCACTCATGTTACAAGCATTGGTGTAAAATGTCGGATAAGACCTGATAGTAAGATAAAAACTGCGATAGCATTTAATATTATTAAAGCTCTATCTTTCCACAGTAATCCTACCCAAAGCCAACCCGATACACCTATCAAAGATAGACATAGGTCTACAAAAGGATACATCTGTGTAGACCTAACTGTAAAACCAGCAATTAAAAAAGCACTAGATGTCCATTTAACATACCATGAGAGGTCTAGTTTAGGTGTTGCACTCTTGTATATTCTTTTACTATTTTCTAGCTCTTCTTTTGTATACTTCATATCTTTATTATGCCAGAAATCCAATTATAGGCTATATCTTCTGCATAATGTAAACTATACGCGTATGCTTTTCTAGTTTCTAATACTTTTTTATTTTGTATTAAGTCTACTTCATATCCATCTGGGGTATGAAAAACATTTGCTTTTTTGTTTTTATCTTCTATGTAAGTTACTAATTCTCTTTGATTCATTCTTCTACTCTCGCTATTACTTGTGGTATTATTTCTCCTGCTCTTATTACTTCTACTTTACACCCTATCTCTAGTCCGAGACTTTCTATGATTGCCATATTGTGTAGAGTTGCTTTGCTTACAGTTGCACCATTTATATTTATAGGCTCTAGAATTGCAACTGGAGATACACAACCTGACTTTCCAACTTGCCATACTACATCAAGTAGAGTTGTTACTACTCCTTCTGCTCTTTTCTTCTTTGCAAAAGCTCCTCTTGGGTGGTGAGAAGTATGTCCTAATTTATCAAAGTAGTTGTTATTTATACATCTCCATACATCTCCATCGTGCGGAAACTCATTGTAATCTGAATCTATACAAGTTTCAAACCCCCACTTACTAACTTGTGCCATATCACTAATATATTCTTCTGTTATATAAGGTTGAATACTATAAGCTATGAATGCCATACTACTTCTTCTTTGATTGAATTCTTCTATGTCTTTTAAATTCAATGCGCCAGCAGCATAGTTTCTTGCGTTTGGTATTTCTGCGAGAGCAACTACTTCTCCTGTAATTTGATAAAACTTTTCATTTGTATCTATTACAGGTGGAACTAATAACATCATTTTTTCTGTAATATCCAATCCTTCTTTACCATCTCCTCTAGTTAATGCTAAATGTAGATGTCCTCTAATGTATTGTAAAGATACAGCAGACCCATCTAACTTAGGTGTGACCACTACTGGTTCTGCACCATAGTCAGGTTTATCTGATATTTCGTATACTTTTTGTAGGGAATACATTGGATATGCGTGAGCTTTGCGCTCACCTGAGACTTCATGTCCTACTTCAAGAGAGTCTAGTTGACTTTCTAGTCGGTCATATACTTCATCTGACATGAAAGGTTGACCATTGTAGTAGGCGATTCTTGCTTGTTTAATTAGTCCTTCTAAATTTTCCATAAATATATTATACAAAAAATTTAAGGAGATGTCAAGTATTATTTTAAGGTAGGTATATTGAATCTAGTAAGTCTTTGAACTCATCTTCTAAAATGGACTTACTTTCGGCGAGAGAAAGGATTTCTACTAATCCTTCAAAAAGTTTTCTACTGTTGTCGAAGTCAAGAGGCATAGTGATACCGTCTTTGCTTGGTTTCCATTCCTCTTCAAAATCCAAGTAATACTTTCTTAGTGAAATATATTCTATTCCTCTAAAAGTATTTATTACAAGTCTGACTTGCTCATGACTTGTGTCTTGAATTATTTTTTCGTAGATTGCTGGAGCGTTAAGGTCAATCATTCCTAATCACTCGGTTAAGAGGCACTATACTTGTAACATTTCTAGGGACAAGTATCCTATAAGAATCCGTATCCCAGCAAAATAATAAAGATGTATGCTGACCTTCTCTTGCTCTATTTCTTTTCTTTCGAATATATTCTGTAGAAAAGTCTCTAGTGCAAACATTGTATTTTAGTTTTCTTGAGTTTTGACTACGATAAGTTATTATTGCATCGCCAGCGTCATCGAGTCTTTTTTCGAACTCTTCCTTTTTCATCTTACCTCCAACTTAATCTAACAAAAAATTTTTTGGATTGTTAAGTTTTGAGGTTGTTTTAAAGGATAAAAGAAAGCAAGACCGAATGCTCAGTCTTGCTTAACTATCATACACTACTTATTTAGGGTTTCGATGATTCCAGCAAAGTAAACAGCTGCTTTACCTGTAAGTTTAGATATAATTGCAGCATCAACTTCTTGACCAGCATCACTTATTGTTGAAGTTAGCTTGTCTTGTGCGTCTGCTACGCTTACCCGACCTCCTCCAGTAGAACCTGTTGAAGTTCTAGCTGCTGGAGTTTTTCTTACATAAACACCTGCCTTTGTTAAAATCATTCTAACACCATTTGGGGATTCACCGAGCTCTTCGGCTATATCTTTTACAATCTCCATTGATGTCTCAGGTGTAGGTTCTCCGTCCTGATACATCTCGACTGCTTGTGATTTCATTTCATCTGTCCAAGGCATTTTTCTTTTCCTCCTAATTTTGGAAAATTTTTGTTCGTATTCATCAATTGAGGTAGTACTACGGTAGCCTGGACACCAACCTGTGGTATCTAGCATTTGTTGGTAATATCTATCACTCATAATTTGACTTCTTTTTAATATAAATATATTATATAAAAATTGAAACCATTTGTCAAGAAATATTTTTCGTTTGGATTAACCAAAATGCTTACGAATAGCTTCAAGCTTATCTTCTGCGTGTGCTAATTTTTCAACCTCAGTTTCGATTGCCTGCACTATTTCAGGGTGTTCTCCGATACCAACTACTTGTCTTTCATATGCTTTTATATTAGCAAAAGACACAGCTATATCTCCCTCTAGTTTTTTACATAGTGCTTCTAATAGATAATTCATTGATTATGTTTCCTGTATTTTGTTTTTCTCTCCCAGTCTTCTATTGCACTTTTTATACTGCCTTCTGCTAACACAGAGCAATGTAATTTAATTGGAGGTAGCTGTAGTGCCTCAGCTATTTCTTTATCTTTTACAAGTTTAGCCTCTTCAATAGTTTTACCTGTTAACATCTCTACAAACATTGTGGAACTTGCAATTGCACTACCACACCCATAAGTTTTGAACTTAACATCAATAATTCTATCGTCATCATCTAATTTTAACTGTAATTTCATTACATCACCACATGCAGGAGCTCCAATCATTCCTGTTGCAACCATGGGGTCTTTCGGGTCAAATCGACCTACAGAGTGTTTTGCTGGGTTATTTAAAACACTCTCAAATCTATCTACCACTTCTTTACTATATGCCATTATCCTCTCCTCAATACTGCTTCGCAAAAGTCTACTAAAAAGTTCTCTCTTGCTTTCTCTGAAAGTAAAGGATAGATTAAAAAAGGTGAAGCAATAAGAAAAATAATTAGCGAAGATATATATCCTGCTACTGTTCTTTTTATTATTATGTTATTTTTATCTATCACTTTAATAAGTTTCAATGCTGGTATCATCAATCTAATTATAGATAATATCCATGCAGATAACCAATATGCTAAAATATATTCCACGTGTCCTGAATCCATATAAATAACAAAGGAAGTCCTATCCATGCAAAGAAGTATAAACCAAAAAATGTAATTACATCTATCATAAGTACTCCTTTATGTGTTCTAGACTACCTAGCTCATAAGCCAAAGCAAAGCTAGTATATCCTGTTCTTGTTCCGTCAAGATGAGGAAAATATGTTTTAGAAGTATCGCATGGTTCTAATACCCATAATCTGTAAGAATGAGATTCATACTTATTAGACATACCATAATC